CACGCCCGACCATGGCAGTCCCAGGGACCGAGCAACGCCGGGCGCAGTCGCGGGGAGTGCTGGACACCGACCCCGCGGCGCGACGTGCCTTCGCTGGCCTGACCGACCGGGGCCGTCGCGGCCCAACCGGAGTGCTTGCACCGACCGGTTCCCCGCGACGGCGATGGAGTCACCGCCATTGCGAACCAGACCATCGGTTCAACGCCGCGCGGCCTCCGCGCGCGCCTGCAATGGAGTGAGATATGGCCCTGCCAGTGATGTCCCCGGCACCGACCAATACGTATATCGAATCAACCGCCCCGAATGTCCGCGAGGATCTTGCGGATATTGTGTACCAGATCGATACGGATAAAACGCCGTTCGTGTCTGCATTGACTCGCAAAGGGGCAAATCAAACGCTGACGGAATGGATTTTGCAGGAGATGAATCCGCCGGCGAACGTGCCGCAGCCGGAAGGCTTCACCGCGGCGATCTCACCGGCCAAGGTTCCGTTACGATTGAACAACGTTTGTCAAATTTTGGCGAGAACTGTCGGTGTGTCCGACACCCTGCGCGTGGTCGATCAGGTGGGCGAGGAAGAATACATGCGCCAGCTCATGCTGCGCGGCCGCGAAATCAAGCGCGACCTCGAGCTCACCCTGACCGGCGCCTCGATCAAGACGGTGGCCGATCCGCGCGCGCTGTCGGGCTTTCAGACCTGGTGCGCCATGGGCGATGTCGGCGCCGGCGGCACCGTGCCGGTGGGCGACGGTTCCAACGCCCATACCGCCGGCACGCTGCGCGATCTCACCCTCGATATGATCGAGAACGGCATGCAGAACGCCTGGCAGGCCGGCGGCTCGCCCTCGATGGCGCTGATGTCGGGCAACATCAAACGCTGGTTCTCCAACATGGCGCAGGGCGGCACTGGCTCGCCGATCGTGGCGCAGAACGTGGTGATGCGCACCGAGTCCGCGCCGGTCACGATCATGGGCGCGGTCGGGGTGTTCCAGACCGATTTCGGCGATCTGCAGATCGTGCCCGATCGCTGGATCCCGCCGCACGTGGTCGAGCTGATCGATCTCGATTTCGTCGAACTCGCGATCCTGCCCGGCCGCGACATGGTGGAAGAACAGTACGCCAAGACCGGCGATAACACGCAAGGCGGAATGGTCTGGGAAGGCACCCTGCGCGTGACCGCGCCAAAAGCCCAATCCTGCGTCTGGGATCTCAACCAGTAGAGGCCAACAATGCGCCACGCCTTGTTCGCCAGCTACGATCGGGTCACCAAATCGATGACACGGATCACCACCGACCCGGCCACCGGGGCGGTGCTGATCGTCCGCTCCCAGGACTACGCGCCGATCGTCGCGGCGAATCGGCGGCTGGCCTCGCTGTTCGACCGCCACCAGGCGCGCAAGCGCGCCGTGAAATCCGGCGGCGGCCGCTACGTCGCACAGATCCCGATCGTCGAATTCATGAAGCTGCAACGGCTCGGCATCACCCGCAACAAACGCGAGTTCCGGCTCTGGATGAGCCGCCGCGACACGCGGCATTTCCGGGTCGATGACGGCTCGCCCCTCGCGTAACCCCGAAAGGATTTTTCCCCGATGTCCGATCAACGCTACCCGCCGCCGCCCGGCACCATGGCGCCGCCGCCCTACTATCCGCCGCAGCAGCGCCCGGTCTATCCGCCGCCGCCGCAGCCGCCGTCGCCGGGGATTGCGCCGCAGCCGCCGCAGCCGCCGGCCGCGCAACAGCCACAACCGCCGGAGCGGATGCGGCCGGCGCCGTGGGATCCGCCACCGCCCGGCGCGCCCGGCCCGGCGCGGGAGACCAATGCGCCCGGCGAGCAACTGCAGCCGACCTACACGCCCGGCATCGTGCCCTGGAAACTCGCCAAGGTGATGTCGCCCGAACAGTATGGCGCGCTGATGGCCTCGATGCCGGTGCCGGCCAAGCCGCCGTCGCCGGCCGAGCAGCTCGAGGCGCTCGGCTTGCCGCCGGACCCGCAGCCCGTCGCCTGACCCGCGCGTGGCCTCGCTGTCGCAACTGCAGAGCGATGTCGTGGCGTGGCTCAATCGCCGCGACATCGCACCACTGATCCCGTCCTGGGTGACGATGACGGAGACCGATATTTCCGAGCTGCTGCGCGCGCGCTGCATGGTGGTGCGCGGTAGCCAGGGGATCGATGGCAATTTCATCGGCCTGCCCTCGGGATTCCTGGAAATGGAGTCGATGCGCGACGCCACCACCGGCAAGAAGCTCGATCTCGAGGATCATTGGACCGGCCCGCTCGAGGCGCCCACCTTTCCGATGCCGCTCGGGATGCAACCGGCCTGCACCGCGTACCGGCTGGTCGGTGACTGCATCGAATTCCTGCCGCATCCGATCCTTCCCAGCCCGGTGCCGGTCGGCTGGGTGCCGCAGACCGTCAACATGGCCTGGTATGAGGCGCCGCGGCCGCTGGTGAACGTCGCCGACACCAATCCGGTGCTGGAAAAGCACTATTCGATCTATCTGTTCGGGGTGTGCCGCTACGGCGCCATGTATGAGCTCGACGACGCGCGGCAGACCCAGATGGATGCCCAGTTCGGCACCGCGATCGAGGCCGCCAACCGGTGGAAAGTGCGGTCCGACTACTCCGGCGCGCCGCTGCGCGCCGTGGTGCGGGGGTTCGGCTGATGTCCGGCAGTGCCACCGACGCGCTCGGGGTCGAAATCCTCGGTCATACGCTCGGCATCACCGCGATGCCGCTGCCGCCAGCGCCGTGGGTCGGGCTCTGCCTCGCGGCCATCCCGCCGACCAATGCCACCGGCGGCGGCGAGCTCGGCGCCGGTGGCGGCTACGCGCGGGTGCAGGCGGTGTTTGCGCTCGATGCCGGTGGTGCGCCGATCGCCGACAACCAGGCCACCGTGACGTTCCCGGCGGCCAGCGCCGATTGGGGCTCGATCGGGTTTTTCGAGCTGTGGGACGCCGCCACCGGTGGCAACCGCAATTTCTGGGGCGGCCTGATCGACCCGACCACGGGGCTGGCGACCACGCGGACGATCCTAAGCGGCGATCAGGCGCGATTCTCGCCCGGCACCCTGGTCATCACGGTGAACCGATGACGCTGATCCCGAAACCGTTCGGTGCCGGGCCATTCGGCGCCGATCCGTACGGCTATCAGCGGGTGCAGACCGAGCTCGGTGGCCGCTGCACGATCCCATTCGGCGCGCGCGGCGTGGTGGAGAGGACATTCAGCTTCGCCGGCGATGTCACGATCGATTTCGGTGCCGTCGGGGCGCTGGGCCAACTCTGGCAGCCGGTCGCGCCGTGTTCGCCGGGCAATTGGGTGAAGGTGAGCTGTGGCTGATACCTGGACACAATACTGGGCGCTCACCAAGCCGGAAGTAGGTGCCTCGCGCGATACCTGGGGCACCAAGCTCAATTCCGATCTCGATTTGATCGACCAGTTGCTCGAGATCATGACGCCGGTCGGCGCGATGATCGATTTTGCCGGCGGCACCGCGCCGTACGGCTGGCTGTGGTGCGACGGCTCGCTCAAGAATATTTCCGACTACCCGAAGCTGTTCGCCGCGATCGGCGCCCGCTTCGGTGGCGACGGGGTGACCACATTCGCGGTGCCGAACACCCAGGGGCGCGCCACATTCGGCGTCGGCAACACGACGGACAGTGGTGGCGCCGTGGGCACCGTCTCGCTCGGTCAAACCGGCGGAGTTTATCAGATCTTAATCGGCCAGGCGAACCTGCCGAATTACGCGCTCACGGTCAGCTATCCGGGCGATCACTCGCACACCGGCTACACCGACGCGCAGGGCGTGCATACCCATAGCGGCGGCACCGACACCCAGGGCAATCACACCCATTCGGTCACCAGCCGGCAGATCAACGCCGGCGCCACCACCGGCGCCTACGGGGTGGCGGGCGGTGGCTTCATCTGGGACGGCGCCGGCACCGACGCGCAGGGCAATCACAACCATACGCTGTATATCAACGGCGCCGGCAACCACCAACACAACATCCAGACCTACAACGCCGGCAACCATACCCACACGGTGACCTTGGGCGGCTCCGGCCAGGCGTTGCAGGTGATCTCGCCGTTCCTCGGGATGACCAAGATCATCTGCGCCGGGCCGCCGGCAGCGGCCGGCAGCGCGGCGCAAGGCGCCGCGGTGATCCAGCGGCTGCTGCGCTCGCCGCTGCGCGGTGCGCTGCACTGATGCCGCGCGCCTCGATCTTCCCACCGCCGGGGATCCAGCGCGCCGCCACCCCACTGGCCTCGAGCGGGCGCTGGTTCGACCAGAACCTGATGCGCTGGCGCGGCGGCACCCTGCAGCCGATCGGCGGCTGGGCCTCCCTGCCGCTGGCGACGTTCGATTCCAATCCGCGCGACGTGCTGACCTATCACGACAACAGTCAGAACCGCTGGGCGATCGTCGGCACCGACACTGCGCTCTATGCGTATGATTTCGGGCTCGAGGTGCTGCACGTCATCACGCCCACCGGCGTCGGGCCGCTGGAACCACCCGGCCCCGCACTCGGCTACGGCACCGGCAATTACGGCGCCGACGCCTACGGCACCGCGCGCGAGCCGGCCGATGTCGGGCCGCAGGATGTCGCGGTCGAATTCGGCGATCAGTGGGCGATGGACCTGTTCGGCGAGCTGGTGATGATCGTGCCGACCCAGGACGGCCATCTGTTCGTGTGGGATCCCACCACGCCCGATACCCCGGCGGTGCTGGTGCCCGAGGCGCCGATCCAGAATTTCGGGGTGCTGGTGACCGATGAGCGGTTCGTGGTGCTGCTCGGCGCCGGCGGCAATCCGCGGCAGATCGCCTGGTGCGACCAGGAGAATTTTCATAGCTGGACGCCAACGATTTCCAATCAGGCCGGCACCCTGCCGGTCGAGACCGAAGGCCGCCCGCTCGGCGGCATCCGCTGCCCCGGCGGCAATCTGCTGTTCACCGACAACGATGCGCATTTGTTACATTTCGTCGGGCCGCCGTACGTTTACGGATTGAACAAAGTGGGCGCCAATTGCGGGCTCTTATCGCGGCGCGCCTACAACTCTGCCGCCGGCCTGGTGTTCTGGATCGGCAAGAAAACTTTCTGGCAATACGGCGGCGCGGTCACGCCGGTGATTTCCGAAGTTGCGGACTGGCTGTTCTCGATCCTCAATCTCGACTGGGCCGGCCGGCTGTTCGCGTCGTCCAATCCGGCGTTCACCGAAGTGTGGTGGCATTTCCCCGACGAAGGCGGCACCGAATGCAACCGCTATGTCGGGATGACCTACGGCCCGCAGAGCATGACGTGGATCATCGGGCTGCTCGACCGCAGCGCCGGCGATATCAAGGGCGCGATGGACCGCCCGGTGCTGGGTGGCAATGCCAAACTCTACCTGCATGAATACGGCTGGCTCGACGACGGCGCCTCGCGGGTCGGCACGGTGTACATCGAAAGCGCCGATATCGAGCTGGCGCCGAACGGGGAAAACCGGTTTCACGTCACCCAGGTGATGCACGATTACGTCGGCGATCTCGGCGCGATGGGATTCCGGTTCTTCATCCAGGAGGAAACCGACGGGGCGGAATGGGACACCGGCAGCTATCCGGTGATCAACGGCAACGGGCTCACCGACGTGCGGTTTTCCGCGCGCACCATGCGGATGCGCGTCGAGGGGCTGACCGATACGACGTTCGCGCTCGGCCGCACCCGGCTGCGCTCGCGGCTCGGCGGGACGCGCTGATGGCGGTGCGCCCGCCCGCGCCGTTCGTGGTGCCGCAGACCGGCTCGCTCAATGAGCGGGTCAATCTGATCGCGCAGGCGCTGACCAAGAAAGCCGACATAACCGCCGAGCCGGTCTACAGCGCGATGCTGCTGCTGGCACCCGGCGGCGCCACCTATCGGTTATCGGTCGATGATACCGGCGCGCTGCAGGTCGCGGTGGTGGCCCGCACATGAGCAACGGAGAAAATAATCGCGCCCGGCTGGTGGCCAAGATGGAGCAGGCGCTCAGCGTCAGCGGCGGGCTGCTGAATTTTGCCGATGTGATCGACCAGGCGCGCGAGCGGCGGGCGCAGATCTGGACCAATGCGGCGGAAACCGCGCTCGCCGCCACCGCGCTGATCGAGTACCCGCGCGGCCGCGTGTGCGACATTTTCGCGGTTGCCGGTGAGCTCAAATCGGTACTCGGCCTCGAGGCCCGGATAGAAGAATTCGCCCGCGAGGCGGACTGCCTGGCACTCAGCACGCATGGCCGGCCGGCCTGGCACCGGATCGCCGAGGCGCGCGGCTGGCGGCTGCATTCGTTCCACTACGTGCGGCGACTCGGCAAACTCAACGGGGGCGGCGCATGAGCTACGGCTGGCGGCCGCCCTATGCCCGTGATTTCCAGCTCGCGCGCGGCGGCGGCAGCGGCGGCGGCACCCAGCAATCCTACAATGTCACGCAGTTGCCGCCGTGGCTGGATACCGCGGCGCAGAGCGTGGTCGGCCAGGCCACCGCCGCCTCGCAGCGCCCCTATCAGGCTAATCCCTACGCCACGGTGGCGCCGCAGACCGCCGACCAGACGCAGGCCTACCAGGAAATCCAGAACCTCCAAGGCAGCACCGCGCCGGCGTTCGGCGCCGCCGAAGGGGTGACGCAGGGGCTGCTCGGCCAGGCCACGCCGATCACCGCCGATCAGGTCAACGCCAATACCCAGGCGCTGATGAATCCCTACACCACCGCGGTGGTAGCCCCCGCGGTCACCCAGATGCGCCAGGGGCTGGCCGCCACCGAGGCGGCCAACAATGCCACCGCGGTCGGCCAGGGTGCGTTCGGCGGCTCGCGACTCGGCATCCAGCAGGGCACCGCGCAGGCGCAGGAAGCGCTCGGCGAGGGCCAGCTCACCGGCGGCCTGCTCAGCTCGGGCTACAACACGGCGGCGAGCGAAGCGATGAATATGGCCGGCACCAATCTCGGGCTCGGCCAGTGGGCCACCACTACCCTGCCGCAGCTCGCCGCCGCCGGCGCCGGGCAGACCGCCAGCCAAGCCGGGCTGCTGCAGGCCGCCGGGCAGGCGCAGCAGGGGCAGACCCAGGCCGAGGCCGACCAGGCGGCGCAGAACTGGCAGACCCAATGGGATTACCCGTACCAGGCGCTCGATGTGCTCGAGCAGGGGATTTCCGGGATCCCGTACGGCACCACCACGTTCGGCACCGGCACCGGCAGCGGCGCACCGTCGAATACCGCGGGCACCGTGATCGGCGCCGCCGGCGCGATCGGCTCGCTCGCCGCCGCCGGGGTGGCGATATGATCGACCAGGCGCTGCTGGATCGCAGCTCGCAGCACGCGCTCGATCGCGGCGTGCGGTTGCTGCAGGGGTTTCGCCTCGACGCGACCGACGAATCGCACATCGCGCGACTGCTCGAGTTCATGCGGCCGGCGCGCGGGCAGCACTGGCTCGATATCGGCAGTGGCTTCGGCGAGGCGGCGCGGCTGATGCAGGCGGCGCGGCCCGATCTCCGCTTTACCCTGATCAACAATTCTCGGTACCAACTGTGCCATACGCCGGCGCAGTTGGACGCCCGTTTTGGCGACATGCACGCGCTGCCGTTTGACGACGAAGAATTTGATGGCGCGATGTTTCTTTACTCATTGTGTCACGCTGACGATTTTCAGTGTGTGCTGTCCGAGGCGGCGCGGGTGGTGCGGCCCGGCGGCGCGTTGTTCGTGTTCGATTACCTGCGACGACATGGCCATGCCGGCGACGACGCGCTGACGATTCGCTTTCTGCAGTCGCGGTTCATGGACTTCTTCACGATGCAGCCGACGCTCGAGGCGAGCGGATGGAGCTTGCAAAAGTTCGGTCAGCCGGTCGGCAGCGATGCGCTGTTCCGCGACCTGGTGGACGGCGATCCGATGTACGACACGATCTTTGCCGAGCTGGTGCCGGTGCTGTGGCGCGCGGTGCGGCCATGAGAGATCTGTTTGAGCCGCTGTCGCGACACAGCAAGATCGCGCTCTGCTTTAGCGGCGGGAAAGATTCGCTTGCCTGCGTGCATCTGCTGAAAGACTATTTGGATAAAGTAATAATCTATCACCTGGATACCGGCGATCTGCTGCCCGAGATGATGGCAAGCGTGGCCCGGGTCGAGGCGTTCGCGCCGCACTTCGTGCGCATCAACACCGACGTGTCGGCGTTTATCGAGCGGTTTGGCCTGCCCACCGATCTATTGCCGCACAGCTCGCATCCGATCGGGCGCAGGATGGGTGAATACACCACGCGGCTGATCGGACGGTATGATTGCTGCTGGATCAATCTGATGCAGCCGATCTATCGGCGGGTGCTCGAGGACGGCAACACGCTGCTGATCCGCGGCACCAAGGCGGTCGATATGCACCGGCTGCCGCTCAAGTCCGGCGATGTGTCCGACGGCGTCGAGCTCTGGTATCCGCTGCAGGACTGGACCAACGCCGCGGTGATGGCGTTCCTCGATGGCCGGCAGATCCCGGTGCCGCGGCTCTACCAGTACATGGTCAACGCGCCGGAGTGCGCACGCTGCTCGGCATGGTGGGGTGAAGGCCGCGCCGCCTACCTGGAAAAATTCTATCCGCAGATCGCGGCCGACTACCAGGCGCGGCTGCAGCGCGTGATCGATGAGATCGCGAAACCGCTGGCGAATCTGCGGCATGAGGCGGGGGTGATCTGATGGCGGATTTCGTGGACGACAGTTGGGATCTGTCGGGCGCTCCCGATACCTACGACTATACCGGCGACGTGTGGAACAATCTTGGCGTGCCGCCGGGTGCCACCAGCATGGGGTATTACGGCACCTCTACCGGCGACGGCACTGCGTCGGGTGATGTCAATCCGAACCTGTATGATTCCCCGGATGCCACCGCGCCGCCGGGGCCGGATTTTTTTGATCGCGCGTCCAACTGGCTCGGCTCGCCGGGCGTGCAAAAATGGACCAAAGGGATCGCCGAGCTCGGCGGTGCGTCCAAGCAGTTTCAGCAGCAACAGCAAACCCAGGCGACCGCCGACGCCACCTACACCAAGGCGCTGCAGGCGCAGATGAAAAGCAACCCATCGAGCGCGGTGGCGGGCCATGGCGCGGCCCAGCTCGCGCAATTGCTGCAGGGGCTGCAGCAGCGGCGCCAGGCGATGCAGGGCGCCTATCTCGGCCCGCTGCGACCGCGCGGGGTGACCACCGGCGGTCTGCTGGGGAGCTGAGCACATGGCAGGCCTGCTCGACGCACCGGCCGACGACGCCGACAGCAGCCTCGGGGTGACCGACGGCAGCGACGTGATGGGCCAGTACAGCACCGAGGCCGCACCGGCCGATCAGGGCAGCGCGCCCGCGCCGGCGCCAGCCGATGCCAGTGCGCCGGCACCGGACGCGGCACCGGCGCCCGACACCGGCGGCAGCTTTCTGCAGCGGCTCGGCTCGGGGATCAGCGATGTCGGCCTGGCACTCGGCGGCGGCGTCGAAAAGGGCGTGCTGACGCCGGATGAGGAAGCGCTGGCCGGGCGCCGCGCGCTGATGAATTTCGGGGTGACCATGCTGCAGGCCGCCGGCGGCGGCCAGATGGCGCCGCGCGGCAATCTGGGCGCCATGCTCGGCGAAGGTCTGTCGGCGGCCGAGGCGTCCAATGTCGGGGCCGAGCAGACCGCGATCGGCCGCGCCGCCGCCGCCCAGGAGCTGGGCCTGAAACGCGGCGAATTGGGCGTGCGGCAGACCGAGGCGGCCGGCCGGCTGGCACTGTTAAAACTGCAGCTCGCCAAGCTGACCGGCTCGCAGGCGGCCGGCCAGGCGGCGATCGGCGGCGGTGGCTCCGGCCAGGCTGGCGCCGGGGCCGGCGTGCCGGGCGATTTCGGGAAGGACATTCCGCGCGACACGTCGGTCGAGACCGCCGGGCAACAGGCCAACAACCCCGGCAACCTGATGGCCGACACCGCGCTCCCGGCTGGGGCCGTCGGTCGTATCCCGGTGGCGGGCGGTCGGTATGTCGCGGCGTTCCCCGATCTCGCCACCGGCATCGCCGCGAACGCCGACAATCTGGCCGGCTACCAGACCCAACACGGCATCAACACGGTGGCCGGTGCGGTCAAGCAGTGGGTCAACCAGCCAGGGGCCGATCTGACCAGCTATACCGCCGACGTTGCCAAGGCGCTCGGCGTCGGTCCGGAGGACAAGATCGATCTCACCGATCCGACGGTGCAGCAGAAATTCATCCTCGCCCAGCAGCCGCACGAGACTGGCGGCAAGGCGCAGTGGCTGACCCCGGATGCGGTCGCCCAAGGCGTCGCCCTGGCGCAGCAGCGCCGCCAGGGCGGCCCGGTACAGGTTGCCGGCGCTGGCGGTGGCACTGGCACCGGCGACGGCACCGCACCGGTCAACCAGCCGCCGACGACACCGGCGAACGATCCCGACATTGCCGCGTCCAACGCGGAAATGCAGCGCAATCTCGCGGCCCTGAAAGCGCATTACGCGCCGCAGATCGCCGCGGCCAATCAGTCGGGCGGCGATCCGGCCGCGATCACCGCCGAGTACAACAAGGCGGTGCAAGAGGCGATCGCCGCCAATCAGACGCATATTCAGGCGATTGCCTCGGCCAAGGTGGCGGCGGCGACCGAACTCGCGAAACAGCACGATCAGCAGCAGGCGACGGCGGCCGAGGCCGAGAAAACCCGCGTGGCGAAGCTCGGCGAGAACGTGCAAGCGGCGAAAATCGCCAACAATCAGGAGCGGCTGAAAACCTACAACGCCGCCGGCGACTCGGCGCAGAATCTGAAAAACGGCATCGACACCATCGAGCTGGTACTGCCGTCGGTGGGGCCGTCCGACACCGTGGCGCAGATGGACAGCCGGGTGCGCGACACGCTGCAGTCGCTCGGCATCGGCACCGCCGCCGATTACCAGAAATGGACCGCCCAGGACGTGATGCAGCAGCTCAGCAATCGCGCCGCGCTGATGGCCAAGCCGGCCGGGATTTCGCGGATGTCCAATCTCGACGTTGGCCTGATCACCGGCACCATGCCGCGGCTCGGGCAGTCGCCGGCAGCACGCGAGATCGGCCTGGCGGCGATGAAAACCCAGGCGCAGATCGCGATCGATGAGCAGCGCGCCGCGTCGCAGTCATTCAGCAAGGCGCCGGACGGCTCGAGCATAGATGCCGATGTCGCCGCAGCGGTCGAGAAACCATACGGCGCCGCCGGCACCCGAATCCCGTCACCCAAGCCGCTGCTGGCGCCCGACGTGATGCGGCGGCCCGGCGCGACCCCGGCCGATATTGAGCAGGCCAAGGCGGTCGACACCCAGAACCAGCGCGAGTTTCTTCAGAGCGTGCCGAACGGCTCGCTGTTCCGCACCTATGCGCTCGGGCCGGACGGCAAGCGGATCACCACGCTCGGCTTCAAAAGGCCGGACGGCTCGATCGTGGTCAACCCGCTGGGCGGCCGCTAGATGGGCACCACCGTCAGCGTTCCCGATCCCGACGCCTGGATCCCGCAGGTCGATCCCGACAGCGTGGCACCGGCCCAGGCGCCGGCTGCGGCGCCAGCCACGCCGGATCCCGGTGCCGACTACGTGCCCGAGGGCACGCCGGCGGCGCCGGCGCAGCCGGGCGGGCTGGAAATGGACCAGCCGTTCATGACGCGGGCCTGGCACTCGCTCACCGACTGGATGAGCGGCGCCAGCCATACCCCTGATGTCATGAAGGGCACGCCCGAGCTGACCGCGCGCTCGGATCTGCCGAAGGATGCCGGGATCAAGCTGGCCGCGCAGTATTTCCTGAGCGGCGATCCCAACGCGATCGCTGATACTGCGGTGAAGGCATTGCCGGGCGCGGTCCGCGGCGAGGACGCGTTTCATAACCCGACGGTCACCTGGAACGGTCAGACCAGCTACGTCAACAAGCCCGGCATGTCCACGGCCGACCTGATCGGCACGTTCGGCGATGCCGCGCTGGCGTATCCGGCGGCCAAAATGATCGCCTCGATCAAGGCGCTGGGTGGCATCACCGCGATCAACACCCTGATACGCTCCGGCGCCCAGGGCGTCGGCCAGGGGCTGACCTCGGTGGTGCGCGATCTCGGCTCGTGGGCGCTCGGCTCGGATCAGGGCATCGACCCGGAAAAGGCGGTGCAGGCCGCCGCGGGTGGCGCCGCCGCCGAGCCCGCGCTGGCGGTCGGCGGCACCGTTGGCCGCGCGCTCGGCCGCGCCGGTGGTGCGGCGATCTATCCCAGCCAGTTGCTGACCAAGGCGGCCACCTCACTGGCGCCGGACGCCGCGCTGACGCCCGATCTCTTAAACACCACCGGCACCCGAATCATGAAGGTGCTCACCGACCAGGGCATCGACACCTCGGACATGACGGTCGGGCAGATGCGCAAGTTCATGTCGATGCTGCCGCCCGGCACCTCGCCGCAACTGCTCGATGGCTCCGACCAGGCCAAGACCAGCGCGCGCAACATGTACCAGTCGGCGCGGTTCGAGATCCCGATGACCTTGGGTCAGATCACCGGCGATCAGTCTCAGCTCGGCCGTGAGGACTGGCTGCGTCACACCACGCAGCCGCCCAGCGCGAACGCGATCATGCGCCAGCAGGGCGATCGGGTGTACGGCACCAACCAGCAGCCCGGCGCGCTCGACACCGCGCTGAATACCCAGGTGCCCGGCACGCCACCCGGCACGCTGGCGAGCACGCCGGCCGAACAGGGGCAGGCGATCCAGGCCGCGCTCACCAAGGCGCAGGCCGACGCCCGCACGGCGACCACGAACGCCTATACCGCGGTCGGCACCGATCTCACCAAGCCCGGCATGAACGCGCTGCCGCTCGGGCAGGGCGTGATCTTCACCAAGGACGCGTCGCAGAACCTGCTCGATTCGCTGGCCGCGCTGCGCCGCACCCAGGCGGTGCCGGACGGGGTGATCAAGCGGATCAGTCAGCTCACCGCGCCGCAAGGCACCGGACAGGCGGCGATCGATTACGTGAACGGCGACGGCGGGGTGAGCAACGTCGCGACGCAACCGTTCAACCTCGGCGATTTCAACGAAGCGCGCCGCTACATCACCGGGCTAAGCCCGGCGAATGCCACCGAGGCGCGCGCGATCGGCCAGGTGCGCGACGCGATGGATGCCGCGGTGAATCATGCCTCGAGCACCGGCGCGATCGTCGGCGATCCCGACATGCTGGCGCGCTACCAGAACGCGGTCGCCACCGCGAAACAGGCATTTGCCAATTTCCAGCCCAGCAATGAGGCGGCGGCGAATTTTATCAAGACCGCGACCACGCCGGGCGCCTCGGGCAGCGATATCGTTGACGGGCTGTTCGGCGGCGGCCGGCTCGGCTTCGGCGGCGACACCACGCAGATCCTCGATCACCTGGACACCCTGTTTCCGCCGGGCACGCCGGCGCGCGATGTGATCCGCCAGGCCGCGGCGCGACGGATGCTGTTCGGCACCGACATGAATCCGGCGACCTTATCGCCCAACAATATCTCGAACCGGATCAGCAACGTGATCGATCCGGCAAGCAAGGGATACGAGATCGCGGACCGGCTGTTCACGCCGGAAGAAATGGCGACGTTCAAGAATTTCGGCGACACCATGGATACGCTGAAACAATCGGCGACCAAGAATCCATCCGGCACGTCGTATGCGATCGCGGACGCGCTCAAGCGCGCCGGCGCCACGGTGCCGATGATCGGCAAGGCGTTCACCGATGAGGCGTCGGCGATCGCCGACGCCAAGCGCGCCACGGCTGGCGGGCTGTCGCTGAAAACGCCGCGGCCGACCGACATGCCGATATCGTCGTTTCGGACCACCGTCGCCCCCGCAATCGGCGGCGCCGCCGGTCGCGAGGGTAACGTGGCGCCGGTGGTGCGCACCGTCGGCACCGGGCTGCTGCACGCGCTGCCGCCGTACGGCAACGCGCAGCGCGGGCTGCTGCAATGAGCAAAGGGTTGCATCGATGAGCGAGGTTGTGGATCCACGCAGCACGACCACGCCGAATCTCGGTCTGGTGAAGCCCGACGTGCAGGGCGATGACGGTCTTTGGGGGCCGATGCTCAATCAGAATGCGGACGTGCTCGATCAGGTGATCCCGCTGCATCTGTTGCTGACCGGCGGCGTGGTCACCGGGTCGGTTTCGATCGGCGCGGCGCAGCCGAATTACGTCACGATCGCCGGAGGCACGTCAGGCAATCAGGCAACCATCCAGGCCGCCGGAGCGACCGGCGATCTGTACATCGGCGCGGCCTATAACGGGCGCGTGAATACCGCCAGCAACCGCAATTACCCGACACCGACGGCGGAATGCTACCGTTTCGATGTCTCAATAGGCGGCACTGTTGCCAGCGGGCAAACGCCGATTGTCGAGATGCACGCGGTCAATTCCGATGCTGTGGATGCGTCGCTGGCTCAGGGCGGCGGGCTGACCTGGTTCCAATATCCGGGCGTGCTCAATGCCGGCGCGGTTGGCGGGCGGACCGCATTTGGTGCCACGATCCATCAGGCAGGCGTGACCACACTCAATGCCGGACAGTATTATCTTGCAAGTGCATTCTGGGCCACGGCGGCACATTCAGCCGGCGGGACGGCAGGCGGCGGCAATGCTCGCGGCAGTCTGTTCGCGTCAAACGATGGCACCATTCTACAGAATGGCGCAGGCGCTTATTGGACCGAGATCGTCGGTTACGAACTGGATATCGGCGCGGAAGCCGGGACCGGCCTGCAAAACAAGCAGGGCATCAAAGTAGTCCTGTGGTCAACCGATGCTGTGGCCGGCGCGGGCGGCTGCGATTACGCCTACAGTATGGCTGCCCAGGCGAATTGTGCGGGCTGGGATCGCGGATACTGCTTCGGATCGCCGGATGGCTGGTGGCCGATGAAGGCGATCTCGACGCTGATCGGCACAGTGCCAGGGTTGGCCGGAGGCCCAGCCTATCAGGCGCAGTATGGCGTGGATTTCAGCAGTGTCTCGTTCAGCCAGGATGCGTTTCGGTCTGCTGGATTTGCTGTGGATGGTTCAGGCGATATTCAGACGCGAGCGCTTTACGTCGGTGCCAATGTCGCCTCAATTGACAACACTGGGCGGCTAACGCTCTCCGGTGGCGCGACGTTCGGCACGCAGTTGGTATCCAGCAACGCCGACCTATCCAAGCATCTCGACCTTTATGGCGGAGAATTCGGGGTCAATATCACATCAGGGTCATTTAACTTTGTATCGCCGGCTGGCGGGTCGTTCCTATTTCTAATCGGCGGCTCCGGCATTGGCTGGATCGATGCGGCGGGACTGCAAAACATACCGATTGGAACGGAATATGCGCAGGCTGGGTATTTCACGACCGTTCGCACGGGCGGCACGACGGGACCGACCTGGACAAGCGGCAGTGCAGCACCCGCTGCGACCGCGCCGGTCGGCTCGCTGTATTCCCGTGTCGGCGGCCCGCTCGGTGCGACGCTCTACGTCTCGCGGGGCGCTGGCACGTGGGCCGCTGTGGCGGGGGTGTAGCGCATTGACACCAGACCTGATCCGTGCGGCGCTCCTGTTCCTCCAGCGGACGGACATCAAGGGCGGCGAGGCCATGGCGATGGTGCAGGTGGTTGCGGCGCTGGAAGCTCTAGCGCGTGCTCCGGCGCAGTCAACGGGAGCGCTCGTTCATCGCAGCAACGGGGAGACTGCCACACTCGAGCCGTAACGCGGTATTTTGCAAAAGACAGGAGGCAAAAATACCTACATTCGCAGGCACAATCTGGTCAGGAACGCCCACCAATCCGCAATGGGTGCCGTGCAACGGCGCCAGCTACGCGATCAACGATCCGCATCGGGCACAACGGCCGCCGATTCCCGGCACGCCGTCCACCGGCACGCGCTGGGATTACCTGCGCCGGGTCGGCTGGTGGGGCCGGCGCTCCGGGTTAGGCCCGACCGGCTGGGCGATCCGGGTGCCGTACGACCCGAGCGGCACATTCCACGTCTCGCTGGCCGACGATAACAGCGAGAGCACCCTGGCGGGCACCGCCACGGTGCAGAATCCGCCGCCCGGTGTGGTGTGATGGCCGGCCTGCTCGGACCCAAAGGTAAGGCGAAGGCGGCCCGCGTGTTCCACGAATGGGGCCAGGGCCTGCTGCACTCGGGCAGCAAGACCGGCCCGGTGGTGAGCAGGCAAAAGCAGGCGATCGCGCTCAGCCAGGGCCGCAAGGCCTCGCGCCGGAAACCGCGGCCGTGATCGTCTGCGACGACCCGGAACGCCACCTGGACCACGGGCGCGACGATGGCGGCCACTGCGTGGCGCTGTGCCAGGAAGCCGGACCGATCGGCCACACCAGCACCTGGCGGCGCGGCCAGGCGGTGCGCGGTGCGACACTGCCGGCCGGGGTGCTGATCGCCACGTTTTCCGACGCGGGCCGCTATGAGAACCGGACCGACGGCGCCAGCCACTGCGCGATCCTGATCGGTCAGAGCGAATCGGGCCTGTGGGTGATCGACCAGTGGCAGGGTCGCACCTGCTCGCGCCGGGTGATCCGCTTCAAGGGCGGGGCCGGTCAGGCGGTGGATGATGGCGATCGTTACTTCACAATCGAGGCGGCTTAGGGCGGTTTCGGGCCTTCGCCGATCAGCCAGAGCTGTTGCGCGGGGCTGCGAATCGGCAAGTGCGGCCTGAGACGGTCCAGCAGCGTGCTCGCGAGCCGCTTTCTTTCTACTGTTCTATCCTTTGCCCGGCCGTGCTGTCCGGTAGTGTGAAACGCGTAGTGATTGCTGGTGCGCAGCCAGCGCCAGCCGGCGCGGATCCGGCGCTCCGTCCACGACACCAGGCCGAGCCTGCGGCCATCCTCGAGGGCGCGCTGCACCGTCCGCACGCTGCAGCCGGCGCGCTCGGCCAGGGTTTCGTGCGCGGGCCACGCGCGCGGGGCGTATTCCGCCAGCCGCAGCAGCACGTCACGGCGCAGCGCGGTGAGTTCGCCCTTGTGAAACAGCTTCCAGATCAGTGAGGACCAGGTTTTATCCACGACAAAGTTTTCCCATCGCCCCCGCGAGGGGCTTGCAAATCGCTGCGGAATCGGGAAATCTCTGTCTCGTCAGCTTGAGACTTTAGAGACTTCGCCGGTGAAAGCCGGACGCGCGCCTCACCGCTACGAACGGTGGGGCGTTTCGCGTTTTAAGGTGCTGTCATCATGCGCCTCGCGGTCGGTCCGAATCGGGCCGGTGTCGGCGCCCGCCACAATCCTCTATGATTATTTGACCGTTTCGCAAGGGGAGGCGTCAATGGCCGGTCTGCTCGATGATAATCCGTATGCTGGCGCCGGGATGGCGGGCGGTGCGGTGCAATCGCCGATCGATGACGCGATGGCCGCGGCGCCGGGATCCGGCCCGTTCGGCATGCCGCTGACCCTGTTCGCCGATGCGTTCGCACCCGCCGACCAGTATGGGCCGCAGGCCGGCCAGACCGCGGCGCCGGGCCAGGCGGCGGCACCCGACCCTACGCACTCGGCGGTCGCCGCCTCGGCGCTGGCGCGGCTGCAGGACTGGCTGGACCGCATGCATTCCGGTGGTGGCGGGTCTGCCAATCAGCCGGGCGGCGGCGAGGGCGGCCCTGGCGGTGGCACCGGCTGAGCGTGGAGGGGTGGCGATGAACGGACGCGAGATGACCGCCGAGGAACTGCGGCTGCAGCGCGAGGAAACGGTGCGGCTCGCCGGGATGTATGGCGTCGCGCCGGCGATGATGGAGCAAATACGGGCGTTCGGCGCCCAGCTATCGCGCCTCGAGGCCAAGCTGGACACGCTGCTGGCCCAGGTGGCGACCGGCAGCGGCGTGCCCGGCCAGCGATGAAATTCCGCGACGCGCGATATTCGGGTATCGCGCATAGGGAGGGAGAACATGGAAGAACGCGCCGACCTGAACCACGTCGAGCTGCTGCTACGCTTTGAGCGAGGCGGCAACATCAACGAGGCGGAGGCTACGTTCCGCGCCGAGCTAGAGAAATTCATCGAGCGCATGCGGGCACAGGATCACGCCTGGAAGGCATCGACGCCTACAGATCCAGTGGACGCCATGGACTGGATGGAACAGGTCAAGGCGCTGATCCAACGCACCGGGATCGAGTTCGACCTGATACACAATCGCATCACACTCATTGCTAAACGTTTCGTATGAAGGAGTGGCTGATGCCCTGGCGCGAAAGCGCGACGCCGACCAACGATTGCCCTTATTGCGGCAACCAGAATAACCGAGTTACCGACCCGCGGGGCGACGACGTGCCGAAGCGGGGCGATGTGAGCGTGTGCATCCGGTGCGGCGGTGTGGGGCTGTTCACGCGGCGCCTGCGGGTGCGCAAGCCGCTGCCGGGCGAGATTGCCGTGCTGGCGGCGGACCCTGAGCTGGGACCATTTGTGCGCCGCATGCAGGAAACGGTGCGCGCGATGCCGGATGACGTGTGAGGTAATTCAGCGAGGCGCGATAATGGGGTTTATCGCGCGTAGGAGTCAGGAGTGCTGATGGTGCGCCGCGAACCTGTCTTTCCCGTGCTGCCGGATGGGCCGATAACCCTAAGGCTTCGCGTGGCCCACGCTCGCCCAGAGGTGGCCTACCTTTTCGTCGACATGCCCGTGTCGAATAAGACGGCGACGAAAATCAAGCGGCTGCTGGCGCGTGATGAGAAATTACAATCACGCAAGGCGCGCTGAAACGACCGTTTGAAGGAGTGGCCGATGTCCGATGACTACAACCAAGCGGCCTTCGACTTCATCGTGTCCATCCGCGGCGGCCTGCCGGAACAGTGCGACTTCTGCGGGAAGTCCTACACCGAGGGGCGCTATCCGGTCCCCGAGGAAGCTGGCGAGTGGGCGTGCAGCGAATGTCTCGCGCGCTGGAATACAAAATCACAGGACACGTGAAAACGTTCGTTTCTAGGAGTGTCGAGTTTTGGATGAGTTAACTAACGCGACCACCGTCGGCCAGCGGGCATACTTCCAGGAGCGGCTCAAAGGCCGCGTCTACTCGTTTGTCGTCGACGAGCTGCTGAGGCGGCGGGCGGCAGACCCGAGCCTCACGCAAGCGGAAATTGCCAGGCGCCTGGGCAAGCGTCCGGAGCAGATCACTAGGCTTCTGTCGGGCCCCGGCAACTGGACGCTGGAGACCCTCAGCGATCTGTTTCTGGCCATTTGCGCCGGGGAGCCGGTGCTGAAATGCTCGCCGATCCCGGCAGAGACATTGCATAAATCGGGCTAATTTCGTGCGTCTGCAAACGTTCGATTGGGGAGGTGGCCGATGTCTGACTTGGCGAGGCTCGAGCGTCGCCTGCAGATACTGATGGACCAGCAAGGGGTGAGCAGTCCCGCCGAACTAGTGTGGCCTAAGCGTCGCCCACTAACCGCCGAGCAACGGGAGCGGTTGCGCGATTGGATCGCGAGCGATTGGCTTGATCGGCGACGCCCCTCCGTCTGAAAATGCCACTTATCGGACGGAATAAAATGGCCCACGAAATGCGGAATTTCATGGGCCATTTCGTGGGGTTTTGCTTACCGCGCGTGAGCAGGGGTAAGCAAACCGGCGTTATTTGATGCCGAGATAGGCCAGCCCGGCCAGCGCAAAGGCGAACAGCGTCACCATCGCGCTGGTCATCAGCCACAATTCCGCACGCTCCGGTTTGCGGGCGAGTTGCACCCTGATGTCAACCACATCGCGTTGGAGCTGATTCAGGGTCGGCTCGAGGCGCCGTAGGATCGCGAGCGCTTCGCTGTCGTCTGCGTCCATGCGAGCAACCTCTACGCGATCCTGGCCAGCGCGCGCGCCATCGCCGCGGCCGCGGCGCGATCATCCTCCGGCATCGCGTGGGCGTAAACGCCGAGGGTCACCGCGACCGAGCTGTGGCCGAGCCGCTGCTGCACCGCGCGCGGCGAGATTTTTTCCGATAGCAGGGTGGTGGCGTGGGCGTGGCGCAGCGCGTGCAGCGACACCGCGACGCCGCCACGGTGCAGCGCCCGGCGCGCCGCCTGGCTGGCCGCCGCCGGTGACCACCACGACAGGCCATCGTCGGCCGGCAGCACCGGCAGATCGTCCAGCACCAGCCGATCGGCCAGCGACCGCTCTGCCGCGGCGGCACGTGCCGTATGCAGCGCGGCCAGCACAGTGCCGTCCAAGAAGATGCTACGGGCGCCGGCGGCGGTCTTGGGTGGCTTGACGGTGACGGCGGCGCCGCGCTGCTGTAGCGCCGCGGTGATCGTCATCGTGGACTCTGCCAGGTCGAGGTCGCGCCAGCGCAACGCCAGCAGCTCGCCACGGCGCGCGCCGGTCGCCAGCGCGAGGTCGAGCAGCAATTGCAACCGCGGATCGTCGTTGCCCTTCGCGTCGTGGCCAAGCTGGGCGACCCGGCGGGTTTCGATCCGCGACGGGATTTTCGCCACCGGCTGCTTGCCGCGCTGTTTTCTCAGTTTGTCCCACGGATTGACCGGGATAATGCCCATCCGGGCGGCCTCGGCCAGCCCGGCGCGGGCATGGTGAAACGCCGCATAGATCGTGCGGTGCTTGCCGTCGTGGCTGTCCTGTAGCCAGCGCAGGAACGAAATGCCGTCGGCCGGGGTGATGCGATCGAGCGGACGGCGGCCGATGCGGAATTTGGGATCGATCTGGCCGGCGCTACGCGGTGCGGTGGGCGCGTCGGCCGGCGGATCGATGAACCGATCAATGAGGAAAAGATAGTAATCCACGGTGCGGTCAGCCAAATGGGTCTGCCGCGCCAGATGCTCGCGCAGCCAGTCGCCCAAAGCCTTGTGCGGGCTGCACAGTGCCGGGCCGTGCTGCTCGAGCTCGATTTGCCAGGCCGCCGCGGCGGCCTCGGCCTCGGCACGGGTGCCGGTCAGATACCGGTCCACGTCCTTGAGCGGGTAATCGTGCGCGCGCAGCCGCCAGCGCCCGCGCGGGCGGCCCTGAATGTAGATCGTGAGGGGCATGTTGGATTTTCCCGGTACTCTGTTGACAGCAGAGAAGCGTTAAAATTCCGCAAAAGTCTAATGAAATCGAAACTTATCCACACTTTTCACAATTACATTACGGAAATTTAATCTGCGGCAACCATATGCCTTGTGGTGTGGGTAACTTGGCGAAATCTTGCGGTTGCAATTGATTGTTCGCAGATTGTGCAATCGTTACGAGTTTCTGCCGCGGTGGTAAGAATTGGCGGTTGCGTACAAGCTGACGGTTTGCGCCGGGGGGCAAACGTATGGGAAGCCAACATCCCGCCTCGGCCGTGCCGTCTAAGCCATTGTTATCGAAAGCTGCCGCGGCTCGGTGCCTGAATACGTCACTGCATTTCGTCGAGGCCTTCGCCAGCCAGGGCGATCTCGAGACAAAACAGGTGCGGACCCGCACCTATTACACCCGACCCTCGGTCAAGCGGCTGCGCGAGCGGCTGTTCGGGCCGGACGGCGACTGATGCCCGGCCCGGATCCCGAGCTGGTCAAGGCGCAGCTCGCCGCCGCGGTGCTGGCGCTGGTCGAGACGCTGCTGCCGGACGGCAAGCTCGAGGGCCGGGAATGGCGCGGCCACGGCGCCGACGGCGCCAAGTGGGGCGTCGTGGTGAAAGGCGGCAAGCTCGGCACCTGGCAGAATTTCGGCGCCGGCACCGGCGGCCGCTCGCTGCTCTCGCTGGTGCGCGACGCGGCGTGTGGTGGTGATCACCTGGCTGCCTATCGCTGGGCCTGCGACTGGCTCGGCGGCGCCAAGGTCGAACGGCCAGCCATGCCGACGCCGCACCAGGCGACAGAGCGCAGCAGCGGCACCGGCATGCGGCTTTATCTGGCCGGCGTGCCGTGCGCGAGCTGGGACAGCCCGATCGGCAGCTATCTCATTGGCCGCGGCATCGCGCCCGAGTGTTTTCCGGGACCGCTGCGCGGGCTGCGGTTCCTGGTGCGCTGCATGCACGCGGAAACCGACCAGCATCTGCCGGCGATGCTGGCGCCGGTGATCGATCCGCAGAGCCGCGACCATCTGGCAACCCATCGCACCTACCTGAGCCGCGACGGCGCCCGCTGGCGCAAGGCGCCAGTGACGCCGGCGAAGAAATCGCTGGGGCGGTTTGCCGGCGGGCTGATCCCGCTGACCAAGGGCCAGTCCGGCAAAGGCTGGGGCCATCTGCCGCAGGGCGAGGCGCTGATCCTGGCGGAAGGCATCGAGAACGCGCTGTCGGTGGCGTGCTATCTGCCCGAGCTGCGCGCCGCGGCCTATGTGTCGGCCGGCAATCTGGCCAATTTGGTGCTGCCGGTGGCAATCGGCCGGATCGTGCTGGTGATCGACCGCGACGGCGACAACGCGGCGATTCTCGAGGGGCGCCAGGCGGCGATCTATCACTGGCAGCGCGAGGGGCGGGCCGTCGATCTGTGGCAACCGCCGGCCGGCTGCAAAGATGCCAACGATTTTCTGCAACGGGAAAGGCTTGCGGCATGAAGCGCGAGCAATCGGTGACGGTCACCCTGACCGACCAGGGCGCCCAGTACACGATCGGCCTGGTGCGCGCCGATTTTTCCGCCTTGGCGTTTTTCGCCGACGGCCAGCGCGAGATCGTGCACAACGAGAAGCACTACAAGCGGCTGCATAAAATCGGCCTGGTGACGCATAAATTCACCGCCGGCGACTGGCCGAAGGCGATTGCGGTGCTGACCGGGCAGGGCGAGCAGGCGTTGGCCCAGGATCCGCTCGGGGTGCATCGGCCGACCACGCGGCGGGTGGCGCGCGAGCCGGCCGCGCCCTTGCTGGATGCGCCGCCGTGACCGTCGATATCCGGCGCCGGGTGCGCGGTCCGACCGAAAAGCTGGACGCCGCGACCAGGCTGCTGCTCGAGGATATCCCCGGCCGCATCCTGTCGAGTTACCCGGTGTGGCAGTGGGGCCTGGCCGAAGGTCTGTCATTCGCCGCCGGCCGCTGGCGCGCCGCGATCGCCGCCGGCACCACCTCGGAAATCGATATGCGCGCCTCGATCATCCCGGTGGCGCAGCTCTGCTCGGCGCAGCTCGAGGCGCTGTTGCGCGGGGTGCCGATCGATCTGCGCGAGGCCGCATTTGAGAAACTGTGCGATGACTCCAACCGCGTGCTGTCGGGCCGGCCACATGCGGTGATCCTGCAATCCGGCATCGAATGATGGCCGACGATCCGCCGGGTGAGTCCAGCAAAGTCACGATTCTGCCGAAGCCGGAACGCGGGCGCGATCGCGTGCGGCGGGTGCCACCGCCATCTGACAGCCTCGAGGGGCGGCGCGCCCAGGTGCGTCAGGTGGTGGGCAAAGACTGCCCGTATGTGCCGCTCGGCTATGACGGACACCATTACTGGCTGCTGGACTGCGACGGCCATCTGCAGCGCAAAATTCCGCGCGATCTGTCACGCAACGAGCTGGTGTCGATCTGCGGCGATGTGACATGGCTGTCGCAACGCTATCCGCGCTTCCGTGCCGGCAAGCCGGTGGCCGGATTTTCGGTCGAGCTCGCAGTGGAGCAACTGATCGCTGCCTGCAAACTGATGGGCGTGTGGACGCGGGAAAGCCATGAGCGCGGCTTAGGCGCCTGGTCGGGCATCGACGGCGATCTGGTGGTACACCGCGGCTCGCATCTGCTGATCAAGGGCGCCAAGCGCGCGCTCGGCATCCATGGCGAGCATGTCTACACGCCGCGCACCACGCAGCCGCCGTTGCCCGACGCCGGCGATCGGACGGTGGCGCGCGCCGCTGAGGATTTGCTCGAGCGCGTTGACACCTTCATGTGGCAACGCGGCACGTTCGACTCGATGATTTTTCTTGGCCAAGTCGGCGCCGGGATCATCGGCGGCGCGTTGCCGTTTCGCACCCATCTGTGGATTTCCGGCGAACTCAACACCGGGAAAAGCACGCTGTACGCGCTGCTGAGCTCGGTTTACCAGGGCGGTATCGTGTTCACCACCGACACCACGCCGGCCGGCATTCGCCAGTCGATCAATTACGGCTCGGTGCCGGTGGCCTATGACGAATTCGAAGCGAGCGAGGATCAGCGCCAGCAAAACCAAGTAGTAAAACTGATCCGCGATGCGAGCTCGGGCGGCAACACGCTGCGCGGCAACGCCGCCGGTGGCGAAGCAACCGCCTATCCGGTGACAAGCTGTTTCTTTTGTTTCTCGGTGATCATCCCGCCGATGAGCTCACAGGATCGCTCGCGGTTTATCATTCTCGATCTGATGGAACAGCCGCTCGGTGAGCTGCGCATGTTCAATGTCGATCGGCTGGAAATGATCGGCGCGGCGCTCACCCGCCGCATGATCGCACGCTATGACGTGCTGATGCGCGAGGTGCTGCCGCAGTTTCGCGCGGCACTGATGAAAGCCGGCGCCTCGCGGCGCGTCGCGGATGTCTACGCGACGATATTCGGCTGCGCCGCGGTGGCACTGCACGATGATGTGGCGGATTTCCATTTTGAGGACCGCTGGATACCGAACAAGCATATGCAGCGGCTGTTGACGCAGGCGCGCGAGGAACAAACCCCGGAGTGGCGCCGCGCGATGGATTATCTGCTGGCGTCGCCGACCGACTACCGCAAGCCGGACGGGCCGTCGTACGGCGATCTGATTGCCCAGCTCGCCACGGCGCTGCGCGGTGGCCAGGTGTATGATCTGACAGGCCAACTGGACACCGAGGCGTCGCTGCATCCGCAGATCGCACATTGGGCGTCGCGGCTGGTGTCGGCCGGCATCCGGCTGAAATGGGGTGAAACCGACGGCGACGAGCTCGGCGTGGTGATCGCCAACACACACCAGCAACTGGCCCAGGTGTTCGCGCCCACCAACTGGCGCACCATGACCGGCGCGGCCGGCGGCGGCGGATGGGCGCAAGTGTTTCGCCGTGCACCGCTGGCGCGCACCACGAAAAAGATCCGTTTCAAGACGGTGCAATCATTGGCGACGGCAATCCCTTTGTCCGTGGTATTAGATGGCAGCTATGACCCGGCCGACGTGATCGAAACCGGAATCGAGCGCGACCAGGCGGAAGGCGAGCGACCGCCGGCCGTGCACTAGGGCCGATAGCGGGAAATCAACGCGAGGATTGTCTCTGCATCTTCTTCCCGGACCAAGAAGCTAAACCGCAGCCGACGCAGGCCCGGCAGATCGGGCGCCGCGGCTACGTTCGCCACATAGAGCTCGCCAGGTAAGTTTTTGATCAGCGCTTCCAGCTTCGCGATTGTGCGGCCGCTGAGCGGCCTTATGTCGCCTGTTGGTTTGCCGGCCATGATTGTTTCCTTCAAGGCTTGGGCTGGCCACCAAATTTCGCCAGCCACGCGGCATGATCCGCGGCACGCTTGGCCGCGCGTTCATCCCACTCGCGGCGAAATGCTGCCCGGAAACGCTGATCGCGCACGCGGCGGATTATCGTGATCACCAAGCCGGCCGCGATCACTACGGCGCCGATTGCTGCAGTGATCCAGCCGCCCTGCCAGGCGAGGCCGATAATGACCGGCACGGCCAGCGCGGCCAGAATGAACGGCGCGAGTCGCACCAGCACGATTCCGCCGATTAGAATCGCGTAGATTGCTAGCCCGGTGCCGATAACGAAAAACGCGGTTGCGAACATGAGATTTCACCTTTCGGAAATTTTCTGACAAATGGTCAACGCTCGATTTGCTCGAGGGTAGGCGCGGGATTTTTTCGCACCCATTGGGCCAAGCCGGCCAGCCAATCGAGCATCGGCGCCGGCACGGTATAAAAGCCGTTTTCCCACCATCGTACAGTGCCTTCGGTGCAACCGAAGCGACGGGCAAGCTGATTGCGCGATAGGTCGAGCTCGGTACGGAGCTCGGCCAGGCGTTGCGCGTCGGCGCGATTGGCGCGCAGCTTCGCAGCCTTTGGTTTGTTGACCATGTTGGTTTCCTGTCATGAGGATTACGCCTATAGCGTAGGCGCGACGCGCGCGCCAGCCTGCGAAATGCTCGCAAGCTGGCGCGGCCGCTCAGTCGGGCACTCCAATGTTTTCGCGATGGAGTGTAGTCGCTTCGTGGCGTCGCAACGCCGCTAAGCCTGCCTTGGTATCGGTCCACAAGATGCCGGCTCGCGTGTACAGCGGCAGGTAAGTCTTGCGCATATCGGCAAGGTCGGTTGCGCGAACGTAGTGCGTGCCACCATAAACGGATGGCACCCGCACAACGGGATGGCGCGTCATGGCGCGTCCCCTTCCGGCTTGGCGACGAAAGCGCGGAGCGCCTCCGGCAATCCAACGTTAAGCGGGTCACTTTTCTGGCGGTTTGCGTCATACGCCAGCTTGGCCGCTACCCATCGGTTCATCAGCTCGCGCGAAGCCTCGGGCACGCCGTCGCCGTAGCGATCACGCCAGGCCGACGCTTCGGCGCCGTCGGTGTATTCGTTCAAGCCGGACCATTGCACGTGACCGGCTTCGTCCAGAAACATGCAGCCGGCAAAGCGCTGATACGTGCTTGCCTTCGGCTTGTTCCATATGCCGCCACGCTTCGGGTTTGTCGTTTGTGACATGAATCGCACCCCGTGCTTCGGATGCACGTCAAGCCAATAGCGAATCTGACAGCGCAGCCGAAAACCATAGGGATAATCTGCGACCAGATAGGCCGTTTCCGGTGAGATGTGGCCAGACAGAATCGTGATTTCGTTAGACATAATCTACTCCATTTCTGACAGGGGTTCAGGCCGCAACCGCGAGCGGCGTAGCGTCATTGGCCAGAGCGTCGGCAATTTGCCGCGCCATGATTTCGTTGCGGTTAAGAAAAGCCGGTAATTCCATCGGGTGCAGCGACACCCGGTTGCCGTAGCAATCTGTGACCACGATATCCGCGGTCACCCGCGCGGATGCCGGCTCGGCGTACTGCGGACCGGCCGGCAGCATGCCGTTGGGCCAGAATTGCGCGGCCGGCAACCGCACATCGCGCGGCGTCTTGCTCACGCGGCCGAATACTTTGCACGCTACCCATGCCGCCGGCAGTCTGGCGTGCACGTAGGCGCCAGGCTGGATTGACCAGCGATCACCATGGATGTTGCACGCGGCCAGCTTGGCCGCGCGATGGGCTGGCATCCACTCTGTCCAGCTCTTGAACGTTGGCGCCTTGGGCGCCGATTTCCGCGCCCGTATCGGCTGGCCGCAGCATTCGCAAATGGTTGTCATGTCGTGGTTTCCTTGTTTCAACGCCTACGTATATAGCGTAAGTGTGGAATAAAGCGCCTACGCAAATAACGTATGTCTAGCATACGCTATTTGCGTAGCAGCGCTCGAGCTCACCCGTTGCGCGCGTTGCGGCCGGCAACCGTGATCGCGCCAGCCTTATTGAGTAGACCGCGTGCGATCAAACCGGACTTGGCGCCGTCCCACTGCTCACGCGACGGCACAAAGTCCAGATACGCCAAACCGCCGTAACCGTAGCGCAGTTGAGTGCGCATATCGGACTGCAGTTGCGCGCAACGATCCTGGCCGTTGTATGAGCTCTTGCGGCCGGCGGTATATTCCAACACGGCACGCTCGAGCGGTGCGAGCTCGGCCTTGCTCGGCAGCATCGGCGCGGCATCGGTGGGATGCACGTAGATACGCAAGCCCATATCCTTCCCGCAGAAATGCGAGTGTTCCACAACGGCAATGCCTGGCCGCAGGGTAACCGTGCGATCCTGCCGGCCGCGGTCCCATGGCGCGGTATCCTGGCCAGGAAACGGCACGTCAAAACCGTCGGCCATGCGGCGCGCCACAAATACATCGCGTGAGCCGCCATCCCATAACCCTGCGTTAGATGGGATGTGAACGGTTTCCGCCACGATGACGCGGAACATATTGCCACGGTAACCACCGATCAGACTCTGAGGCACCTGATCGCGGGTGAGGTGAATTGCGGTTTGCACTTGGTGATTTCCTACTCGGTTTGTGCAGCGCCATCGCTGCTACGCCTACGCATATAGCGTAAGCGCCCGAGTATTACCTACGCGAAAAGCGTAACCTAGACATACGGAAATCGCGTATCTATCGGCCGGTCGGTTACGCTATATACGTAGGCGTTGAAACAACCGATGGAGTAAGTCAGATGATCGATCGTTCCGCAGTATCGCAGGCCTTGGCAAAGGCAATTGCCTACAAGAATTGCGGCAAGTCCCGCGAAGCCGAAGCGTGGGCGCGGCGCCTGGTCGAGCTGCTCGAGCTCGCGAATATCCTGGCAGCGGAGTGAAGCGAATGACCATGATCGCAGATTACAACGGCCACCTCATGATCCCGGCGGGCACGCTGGTGACCGTCAAAACCACCAATGGTGGCGAAAGCATGCCGCGGCCACTCGCGCGCAACCATTATCCGACCTATGACGTGGTGTTTGATCACTTCACCATCCCTGGATACCGCGTCGTATCTGTGACGGTTGCGGAGTGACCGCCATGCAGCCGAATCAGACCACCGAAGCGTACGCGATGCGCGACGCGATGGCGCCAGTGCCCGCTGGCAAGGTGCGACTGTGCGAGTATGCCGATTGCGACGCGCGGTTGCTCGGTGTCGTGACCATGCTGGCACGTGGTGAGGCGGTTAATTGCCACGGCATCCGCAAGCCGATGCAGCTTGATCACGTCACCCGCGGCTATCAGATCGCGGGATCATGCTTGCGTTGGCAGGATCGTGAGGTATGGCGCGTGCGGGTTTGGCAGAACGATGGCACCACGCACGGCCAGGCGTTCAAGACTGAGCTCGAGGCGCGCGCCTTGTTCGATCGGTGGGCGGGAGTCGCGTGATGTATTACACAATCTCCCGCGCCGATGGCGCAGTCGTGTCGCCAAAGCGCTTTCGTTCCGTCCGTAGGGCATTGTGGCACGCTCGAGGATTCGCGCGCGCCGATGGCGGCACGTTCACTGTGAGCGAATTCCCGGGCGCCCGGCAGACCGGCCGGCCGGTGATGTGCATCCGCTTTGATCTGGAAACCGACTGGCGCGGCACGCCACTGGATTTCTGGAAAGACGGCACGCCGATTCTCTGATCGCTGGCGCGGGTGACCGTTCGGCGCTACTCTTGCCGCCTCACCCCGCGCCCATGGATCGCGATGGGGTGAGGCGGCTACTCGTTGCAGGGAGCGGTGTAACGCAACTGCAATGGTCCGTTAGGCGCTTGAAATGCCGTCACTATTCAAGCGCCCGTTGCTGTTACGGTTGCATCTTGTGTAACAGCCCAGATATCCCTACACGTGAATCGCCCGACTCGCGCGCTAGTATATTTGTTTGTAACCGACAAACCTGTAAATATTCAGAATAAGATATATCATTTAGATATAGATATAGATAATAATATCAATAGCTTAACGTTCGTTGCAAAAAGCACGCATGGTGAGGCGGCATAGTTCTTCCCGCGTGGGTTGTAACTGGCGATATCAACGGGTTAGCTCGCTCGAGCACATTAAAAACTGGTAATATTTGGCTCTAACCCACCCCGAAATTGTGCGGCTGTAGCGGCGCAGATTTGGCCGCCTCACCAGCCTCATTCGCCTCACTGTTTTTGCCGCCCACGTTCGCCTAGCCTCGCAGCGCTATGAGCGAAAGCACGGAAAACAGTAGCAAACCGCAACTCACGCCAAAGGGTGCCGCAGCCCAAGGCGCAGCACGCGCACCCGTTGGCCAGCAAGTGACGCTAACCTTCGCACAAACCACCGAGCCGCAATTTGCCGTGGTTGACGCCATGCCGCGGCGCCGACACGAACGCGGCTCGTTGCGCTCGGATGCCAGGCGCACCGCGGAATATCTGGCATCGCGCGGGCCGACTCCGGTCGAGGCGCTGCACGATGTGGCGCGCATGCGTTGGAGAGACGCGATCAAGCAGATTTCCAAGCATGCCAAGTGCAGCGAGCTCGAGGCGATGAAGATGTGGCGCGACTGCAACCTCGCCATCCTGCCGTATGCGGCCGCGCGGTTTGACACCATCGAACTCGGTGCCGCGATGGGCGGCCAGGGTGGGCTGGCGATGTCGCATTTCCTGGCCGCCAGCATGATCGCGGACCGCGCGCTGACCGGCGCCACGCACCCGTCAACAGATAGTCAGTCTGTTGACAGCTCTGAAAGCCGCGGATTACCGTTGTTTATCGAGGCGGGGAAAGACGGTGCCCAAGCGCCGGCCTTGCCGCCGAAGCCGGAGGACTAGCCCACACCACGAGACAGGGGACGGAACGTGAGCGGTGTCGTGTCCGGTGAGTCTCAGATGTCTCAAAAAGATTGCGGGGTCGGTCGCGACGCAGCCCAGGCGGGCGCCTCGAGGCCCCCCCCGGTGGCGATGGGACCCGACCCCGTCACCGGCGCTGTGCCCCACTGCAACCGCCTGTGGCCGTTGGCCAAATTGCTGCCGGCGCTCCCTGAGGGGGGCGCACCACCGGGCGCTGGGGACAAGGGATGCTTTCGCCCGGGGTGCCAGGGGCAGGTCAAGCACGCCGGGCGCAAATACTGCTCGGTGCTGTGCGCCGCGATGATGCGGCGGCGCGAGACCGGGCGCTGCCAGGTGTGCGGCGCCCCGCTCAACACCGGTGCCAGCGCGTGCTCGCGCGCCTGCGGCTATGTGCTGCGTTCCGGCAAGCTGCTCGGTCGCGAGGTGGTACATTCCAGCCACGTCCGCGACGGCATGCGCGAGCGCTGGGAGGACGGCATGGCGGTCAGCGAGATCGCCCGCCAGCTCGGCATTTCCAAGAATTCGGTGGTCAGCCTGCGCCGCCGCATGCGGCTCAAGATGCGCGGCTCACCGATCATCCGCGACGCGGCAAGCGACGGCAGTCCGAAAAAAACCGCGGCGCCGAAGCGACCGGCTGGGAGCCGCCCCCGGCCGGCCGTGGCGCAACCGCCGGCGGCGCCGCTGGCGCCGATCCGGAAAAAGCCGAATCTGCGCGCCGGCCAAATGCCGGTCACGCTGCGGCCGGCGATGAAAGTCTGGGACGGGCAGCTCGATCGGGTGCGGGTGCCGGTCAAGGCCGGCGTGCCCGGCTGCTACTGCTCGGCGCACCCAGAAATCCGCTGGCATCCGCTGACCCAGCGCTGCCGGGCGGCGGCATGATGGCGTCGCTGCTGGATGATGATGTCAGCAGATGGGAAGGCGGCGCCCCGGCGTCGGCTGGACTGCTCGCATCCGGAGCGCCCCCAAACATACTCGGGCCTGAGTATGACAATCTGCCGGAGGAGAGGCATGGGCCTCTCGACTGGTTGTTCAACCCGCAGCCGTCTTATGTGCCGCCCGATGCAGTGGATAAGGCGCTGAACGATTACGCCATCGAATACATGAGACGACACGGTGGCAGTCGATGATCGCGGTGCCGCAATGCTGACCCTCACCGAGCCGCGGCTGGCCGCCGACCGCGCCAGCGTGATGTCCTCGCTGGACGCGCTGCTCGCCACCGGCGAGGCGCCGTTCCATTTCCTGGCCGATCGTTACAGAAACGCACCCAATGGGTTCTGGCGCGAAATCCTCGGCATCGAGCCGGATCCCTGGCAGGCCGACGCCAATCGGGCACTCGCCCACGGCCACACCAGGCTGTCGATCCGCTCCGGCCACGGCGTCGGCAAAAGCCGCTGGGCCGCCGGCTCGATGTGCTGGTTCGCCAACACCCGCGTGCCGATGAAAATCGGCGTCACCGCGCCGAGTGCGCCACAACTGTTCGATGCCTTATGGGCCGAGGCCAAGGTGGTGTGGAATTTGCTGCCGCCGGCCTGGCGCGAGCTGTGGGACGTGCAGGCCGACCGGATCGAGCTCAAGGCGGCCCGCGATGAGTGTTTCATCACCGCGCGCACCGCGCGCGCCGACAAGCCCGAGGCGCTGCAGGGCCTGCACGCCCGCGAGCTGATGCTGCTGGTGGATGAGGCCTCGGGGGTGGATGAGGCGGTGTTTCAGAGCGCCGGCGGCTCGATGAGCGGCGCCGGCGCGATCACGATTTTGACCGGCAATCCAACCCGCTCGACCGGGTTTTTCTGGCGCACCCACAACCTGGAACGCGAACGCTGGTGGTGCCGGCGGGTGTCGTGCACCGAGAGCAAGCGGGTGGCGCCGGAGTTCATCGCCGAGATCGCCGAGCGCTACGGCGAAAATTCCAACGCCTACCGGATCCGAGTGCTGGGCGAATTTCCACTGGCCGAGGCCGACACCCTGATCCCGGCCGATCTGGTGGAAACCGCGATGCGGCGCGAGGTCGAGCCCGACTACACCACCGGCGAAATCTGGGGCGTCGATGTGTCGCGCTTCGGCGCCGACGAATCGGTGCTGATCAAGCGCCGCGGCACCAGGGTGACCGAGCCGCCGCGGCGCTGGCAGCAGATCGACACCATGCAACTCGCCGGCGCGATCAAGGCGGAATTCGATCTCACCCCGGTCGGCGCCCGGCCGCAACTGATCGCGGTCGATGTGATCGGCATCGGCTCCGGCGTGGTCGATCGGCTGATGGAGCAGAATTTGCCGATTCTCGGCATCAATGTCGGCGAAACCCCGTCGATCGCCGGCCGGTTCGCCCGGATGCGCGATGAGCTCTGGATCCGAGCCAGGGAATGGCTGGAAAGCCGCCGGGTCAGCCTGCCGTATGACGACAAGCTGCGCGCCGATCTGTGCGCGCCGCGGGTGACCTACCTGTCCGACGGCCGGATGCAGGTCGAAAGCAAGCAGGCGCTGCGCGCCCGCGGCTTCGCCTCGCCCGACAGTGCCGACGCGCTCTGCCTGACGTTCTGCCCGCCCGGCATGGCGCTGCAGCTCGGCATCGGCTCGATCTTGAACAGCAAAACCCCGGTTCGGCGCGCCATCCGGGGGATGGAGTGAAGCCTGCGCGCAGTAAACCGTTGAAACTGTAGGAAACCACCATGGAATGCTATGTTGTGTGGGTGCAGCGTGTCGAGGCCGGCGGACCGCCGCCGCAAGTCTGGCCTGGTCCGGGGTATCCGAGCCACCCGATCGCGCCCGGTGGTCCGCCGCCCGGCGTCTGGCCTGGTCCGGGGTATCCGAGCCACCCGATCGCGCCCGGTGGTCCGCCGCCTGGTGTCGGTGGTGGTCCGGTCTATCCGCCGGGCGTGTGGCCGAGCCCGCCAGGCGGTGGTGGCTATCCCCCGCAGGTCGGTGGCGGTCCGGTGTATCCGCCGGTCGTTGGTGGCGGCCCGGTCTATCCGCCCTATCCCGATCAGGGCCTGCCGGGACAGCCGCCCTATCCCGATCAGGGCCTGCCGGGACAGCCGCCGTATCCCGATCAGGGCCTGCCGCCAGGGCAGGGGCATCCCAGCCATCCGATCGCGCCCGGCGGTGGCCCGAGCCAGGGGCCGGGCTTCCCGACCCCGCCGATGGCGCCCGGTGGACAACCCGGCCAGCCGATCGCTGGGCCGCCGCAGCCCGAGCCGAAGCGCTGAGCCGTGAGTGAAGGCCTGCCGCGCGCTCTCGATCCAGCGCTGTTGCGCGCGCTGGAAGCGCGGGCGCGCGGCGAGGCCGATTTCGTGGCGCAGATCGCCACCGTGCAACGGGAAAACTGGGATGCCGCGCTGGATGCCTATCGCACCTGTTTCGAGGCAGCCGCCAAGGCGCTGCTCGAGCGCGCCCGGCTGGCCCGTGACCGCAGGAACACCCGCCCATGAGCGATGAGCTGGCGCTGACCGGCTGGGCACTGCGCCGCACCGACGGCTCGGTGGTGGTGCGGATCGGCCGCGAGGTGGACGAAGCGACGATCTGGAAGCTCGGTCTGGGCTGGCCGACCGAGGAAGAAATCACCTGGGCCAAGGAGCACGGCGCCCGCGCCTACCGCTGCCGCGTGCTCTGTCTGGACGCGGTATGAGCGGCAGCATTCCCGCGCCGCCGGCACCGCTCGCCGCGCAGCTTCGCGCGCTGACCGATCCGCGGCACCCGCGCGACGCGATGTTCCTGCCCAAAGGCGCGCCGGAACCGCGCCAACTGCATCCGCGGGTGCAGCGAATCGCCCGCCGCGAGGGCACCCTGCTCACCACCAATCCGGTGAAGGGCGCGGCGTTTGCCGCCGCCCAGCACATCGACGACCCGCTGATGGCGCGGCTGCTCGCCACCCCGCAGCCGGCCGGTATGGCCCCCGCCGGGCAGGCCGCCAGCCAGGCGGCATTGCCGGCCGCGATTCACGCCGCGCCGCCAGACGACGATGCGGATGCGGGCGCGGCGCCGCCGCCGGCCGCGCCGCCGCTGCCCAACGGGCGGCCGGATTTTTCCGATGGCGGGATGGATCTGCCGTTCGCGCCGCCCAAGCCAGCGCATCGGCCGCCGCTGGTGATGATGTCCGCCGGCGGCCTGCAGCTCGGGCCGGACCAGGCGCTGGCCGCGGCGCTGCGTCCGGATGACGCGATGCCGCCGGCGCTGGCGCGCTATCAGGCCGGGCTGCAGCCCGCGATCGCCCCCGCCGGGGTCGATTGGCAGCAGGAAATCGTGTTCGACCGGCTGGCCCGCGATGACGCCTCGATCCAGTCGCAGATGCTGTATTATTTTGAACGCGCACGGAGTTACGACTACCAGCTCAGCCTCGAGCGCATGCTGGCCAGCGATTATTACAACGGCCGACCGCTCGGCACCGAGGAAGAAGGTCGCTCCAAGCTGGTGATGACCACGGTCCGCGATACCGTGCGCGCCACCCTGCCGTCGCTGCTGCGGATCTTCACCGCGGTGGAAAACCCGTGCGAATTCACCCCGGAAGTGGCTGAAAATGAACAATTGGGCGTGCTGCACGCCGGGCTGGCGCGGCAGGCCACCACATACGCCAAATGGGCGCTGTTCAACGCCAATCCCGGCTGGCAGATCCTGCATGACGTGATCCTGGACGGGCTCACCCGCAAAGTCGGCTGGGTGCGCTGGTACTGGGGCGAGCAGCGGGCGCAGCGGATCGAAGAATGCGAGCGGCTGCTGCTGCCGCAACTGCATGCCATCCTGGCCGAGCCCGGCATCACCGCGCAGCGGGTGACCCGCCGCCCGATGCTGCCGAACGAGCAGCGCGCCGTCGCCGCCACCCCGGAAGGCGCGCAATATCTCGCCCAAGGCGGCCCGGCGGAGTTTTACGGCTGCGTGATCACCCGCTCGGCGGCGCGCGGCTGGCCGATCGTCGAGGCGGTGCCGTCGGAATGCGTCTGGGTGGTGTCGGATGCCGACACGCCGGACAACGCCAAGGCGATTTTCCATATCCGCGAGCTGCCGGTGTCGGATCTGGTCTCCGCCGGGCTGCCCGAGGACAAGGTGGTGCGGGCGAGCCAGGAAAGCATCAATTTCCGGCGCCGCGCCGAGATGGTGCGGCGCGATCCCGCCTCCGGGCGCGCGCTGCCGCTCGGCGCGCCGCCCAACGATCCCTCGATGAAGCTGGTGCGCTACTGCGAGGGGTTTATCCGCATGGACACCGACGGCGATAACGTCGCCGAGCTGATCCACACTCACGCGGTCGGCTACAACCCGATCCTGGTGCGCTGGGACCGCACCGACGAAGTGCCCTTGGCGGCGTTTTCGCCCTATAGGGAACCGGGCCGGATCATCGGCATGTCGCAGGCCGACATGGTGATGGACCTGCAAAAGACCGAAACCCAGGTGGTCCGCGCGGTGCTGGACTCACTCGGGCAGTCGATCTTTCCGCGCACCGTCGCGGTGATCGGCCAGGCCACCATGGAGGACGTGCGGCAAACCGCCGTCGGCGCGATCATTCGGGTGACTCAGCCCGGCGCGGTGTCCGAACTATCAAAACCGTTCGTTGGCGCCCAGGCGCTGCCGGTGATGGAATACCTCGAGGCGGTGCGCGAAAGCCGCACCGGGATTACCCGTTCTTCCCAAGGGCTTACCGCCGAATCCTTGCAGAGCACCACACCGATGGCGGTCAGTGCGCAGACCAGCGCCGCGCAGGACCGGATCGATATGATCGCGCGAACTTTGGCCGAAACCGGGTTAGTGCCATTGTATCGCGGCCTGTTAAGGCTGATGGCGAAGCACCAGGACCGCCCGAATGTGCTGTCGCTGCGCGGCCAGTGGATCACCATCGATCCGCGCGCGCTGTCGATCGTGTGGGCGGTGCAGTGCAACGTCGGCGGCAAGGGCACGGTGCAGGAACAGCTCGCCATGCTGGCCGCGATCGCGGCGAAACAGGAAGCAATTCTGGCGCCGGCGGTGGCGCAGGGCCAGCTCGACACCCCGCTGGTCGGGCTGGTGGAGTATCGCAACACCCTGGCCAGGATGTGCGAGGTGGCCGGGATTTCCGACGTGGTGAGCTATTTCAAGGAGTTGCCGCCGGGCTGGCAACCGCCGCCGCCGCCGCCGCCGCAACCCTCGACCGATCAGGTGCTGGCGCAGATCGAGCAGATGAAGGCGCAGATGGACGCCGCTGATGATACGAGACAAGCCCAAACCGACCGGTTCAAGATCGCGCTGGACGATGAGCGCTCGCGCGATGAGGCCGCGGTCACCGCCTGGGTCGCCGCCTACGCCACCGCGGCCCAGCACGGCACGCCGATCCCGAGCATTCTCGAGTTCAAAGCTGCGTTAAAGTCCGATCTGCCGACCCAGATGCTGCTGGCGCCCGCGGTCGCGCCGGGGATGCCCGGTACCGCACCGCCGGGCGCCGGGCCGGGTGGGCCGCCAGGTCCGCAGCCGGCCGCCGGCCCGCAGGGGATACCAATTCCGATGTCGGGGGCGCCAATCCGCCCGGCACTCGGCGCACCGCTGGGGCCTCCCGGTCCTCAGCGGGGAATGCCGGCCGCCGGGCCGCCGGGTGGTATAGCAGGCAGGCTCCCACCCGTGCCCGGCGGCGGCGGACCACCCGGTGGCTTCGGACCAGCACCACCGGGCGCCGCGACCGCAGATCCCGCCACGTTGCTGGCGATGCGGCGGGCGATGCTGTCGCGCGGCGCGGTGACGCCGGGTGCGGTGCTGCAGAACCGCGCCCTGCTGCCGCCGCAGCCGCCGCCAGGCGGACCCAATGGTTGAGATCACCGAGGCCAACGCGCGCGAGGCCGGCCAGGCGGCCGAGCGGCTGCTGGCCGATCGGTTTCTGGCTGAGACGCTGGACGAAATCATTATGATCAACACCGAGCAGGCGATCGTTCACAAAGACCGCGATATGCGGCGCGAGGCGCGCCACCTGGTGCTCGCGGTGCAGAGCCTGCGCACCCAGCTCCGCGCGGTGTTCGAGCACTGGCGGGATGCGGCGAAGATCTACCAGTCCGCGCGGGCGCGCGAATGAACCAGAAAAAGCGCGGGCCGTGGCAGCTCGAATTGCGCAAAAAGCGGGCGCAGCACATGGCGGAAAAACGCCGCCAGGCGGCGCGATTCTGGGACCGCTACCGCCGCGTGCTCGACGTGAAACCCCCGAGGAGGCCAGCAGGTTTGACCGATGAGTGACACCACCACTGCACCGCCGCCGGCCGCCGGCCGCACCGCCGGGGCCGACCGCGCCGCCGATCAGCAGTCGCGGCTGCACATGAACGATCGCGCCGGCGACGGCCCGACCGTCACGGTGGACAACGCCGCCGCCACCCTGCTGCGGCGCCGCCGTGGCGAGGCGGCACCGCCGGCCGCCGCCGTGCCGACCCCTGAGCCGAAGCCGGGCGAATCGGCGCCGGCCGCGCCGCCGCGGCCCAGGCCCGAGCCGGCGCCGGCGCGCGAGGCCGCCCAGGCTGGCGATGACGTGCTGGACCGGCTCGCGGAGCAGTTGCGCGGCGAGTCGACGACGGCACCGGCGCCAGTTTCTGCGGGTGCGGCACCGGCCGCGGCGCAGGCCGCGCCGGACGGGCTCGAGCTCACCATCGGCGGCCAGGCGCGGCGGTTCACCCAGGCGCAGCTCGCCGAACACGTCGAGCGCGGCCTCGACTACACCCGCAAGATGCAGGATCTGGCCGCGCGGCAGCGCGAGTTCACCGAGCAACAGCGCTCGCTCGAGGCGCTGCTGCCGACCATCATTCCCGAGGTGCAGCGCCAGGTGTCGGTGCTCGAGGCGCAGCTCGGCGAAAACACCGATTGGGAAAAGCTCTACGCCGAGGACCGCGAGGAGTACTGGCGGCGCGATGCGATTCGGAAGAACTACGAAGCCCAGCAGAAGCGGCTGGCGCAGATGCAACAGGTGGAGACCGCCGAGCAGGCCCGGCGCAGCCAGGCGATCATCGAGCACGGCCACCAGTGGCTGGCCGAGAAGGTGCCGCTGTGGAAAGACCCGGAACAGCGCGGCCGGCTGATCGGCGAGATCAAGAGCTATGGCCGCGAGATGGGGCTGACCGCGCAGGAGCTCAGCCGGATCGATGATCCGCGCCACGTGCACATCATGCTGCACGCGCTGGCGTGGCGGAATTCGATGAACCGGGTGAACGGCAGCACGCCGCTGGCGCCGGTGCCGCAGCGCGGTTTCGGCGGCCATGACAGCCGCAACGGCGCCAATCGCGGCAATGGTGGCGCGCGCGGTAACGGGGCCGCGCTGGACGCGCTCGAGGACCAGTTTGCCCAGCGTGGCAACGTCGATAACGCGGTCAAGCTGGCGCTGGCGCGGCGCACCCAGGGCGGCGGCGGCGGGCGGCTGCAATGAGCCCGCTCGGCATCGTTCTGCTGGTGCTGCTGATCGTGGTGCTGGCGGGCGGCTTCGGTGGCTACCGCTACGGCTGGGGGCCGGCGTCGTGGCCGTATTACGGGCCGAGCATCGGCGTGGTCAGCCTCATTCTCGTGGTGCTGCTGATCCTGCTGCTGCTGGGGCACATCTAGCGGGGTGAAACTGCCGCGCGATGTGGACGTTCGTTCGCTCGCGGCGGTGTTGTTCGGCTTCGTGGTGGTGATCGTGTTCGGCGGCATCGCCACGGTCGCAGTCGCGTGCCGGATCTTTGGCACCAGTTGCATCGCCGACTCGGCCGGCGCGCTCGAAACGGTGCGCGGGCTGACCGAAAATATCATTGCCATTTTATTGGCCCTGATGGCCGGCACCGCCGGGCGGCCGCCCAGGGAACCGCCGTGAGCTGCTCGGGGCGAATCGGGAACGCAGCGTGAGAATCGGTGAACGGGCGGCGAACCGCGCGTGAGAAATCCGTCAACAGACTTTCGGGAATTGACAGGACCGTGAGCGCCGGCGCAGGGTTGCGCCACGCCCGACCATGGCAGTCCTAGGGACCGAGCAACGCCGGGCGCAGTCGCGGGGAGTGCTGGACACCGACCCCGCGGCGCGACGTGCCTTCGCTGGCCTGACCGACCGGGGCCGTCGCGGCCCAACCGGAGTGCTTGCACCGACCGG